TAAAATAAATACATTATGAAATTTAATAAGGATTTGCCAGCAGATATGCAAGTAAAGACAATTATGCAAAACTTCGATAACAAGCAAGCTGAATGCGATGCTCTCAAAAAGGAGAACGAAGAATTGAAAAAGAAGTTAGAGCAAAAGGATATTCTGTATCGTAATATGCTTAATCGCTTTAGTAATATGAGTACTCAGACAAATATTGACTATAAGGAAAGGTACGAACAGCTCAAAGCTGATAAAGCTGAGAGCGGTATGAGATATAGCCGAATCCTTAACGATTTAAATAAGGCTCATGGAATGCTTGAATCCATTAAGGGTATTATGAATAGCGCAAACGAAAAGATAGAAGCATTCTGCTCTGATAATATGGTTGAAAACGATATTCGTTCCAAAGTTATTGAGCCTGCAACAGATAACACTTCCTCTTCTGTGAGCGTTAAAGAACAGAAGTTCGTTAGTTATGTCCGTGAGCTTATTGCTAACTTCAAGGAAACAGGTTCTCTTCGAGGAATCGGTATTATTGCAAGAGAATATGGTGTTAGCTCTCTGACAAAGGAGCAGTTCTTTCGCTACGGATTGAATAATGATAGTGTAACTGATAAGTATATCATTAGCGTATATGATAAGGCTAAAAAACATTTATAATTATGACAGATATAACTATTAAACAGTATGACAATGGCTACTTTGAGGTCTTTCAAGGCGATAAAAGTAGCGGTGAACTTGGTTTTGACGAAATGTTAGGACTGATAACGTCTCTTACTATGTCTGAACGCCGTCCTTGCTTGCAATGGATGAAGACCAAGGAGCAGCGCGATGCCGAAGAAATCGTTATCACTCAGATAGCGAAATATCCTATATTTGAAAATGCTAAAAAGAAGAATAAGAATGGAAAAAACAAAGTACAATAATGACGTTCCTTATGAGAGAGTTGTATTGCGAGTACTACAAAATTACTCACAGATGCAAATCAAACTTTATCGCCTACAGAATAAGGTGAAAGAGCAGAGTGATAAACTTGTGTTCTGCAATAATGTTATCAATCAATTCAAAAAAGCTATCAATGAATTGAATAATGATGATTATAAGAAGGTCGTTGCCGAGCGTGATGAGCTTCTCAGAAAGAACAAAGAACTTTCTCGTCAGTTGAAGATTTACGAAGGTATGCGTAAGTACTTCAATAGCGAGGTATCAAAATTAGAAACTGATAAATAATATATCAATATGAAGAAGATTTTATCTTGGTGCGGCTCTCATGCTGAGCTGCTATGTGCATTCTTTTTGTTAGGATGCTGTATCAGTAGTGCGGTCAAAGATGGTTGGTCTGTGGCGATATTATTCTTGCCGTTTATCGCCATGTGGATATTTGTCTATCGCTTACAAAAAGAGATTTCCCGTCTTACCAAAAAGAACGAAGAGCTGAAAGAAATCAATAAGCAGTTTAAAAAGGCTTATAATAGTGTCGAAGATTTAAAGGAGCTCTGTTATTATAGATACCTCTTAGCACAGAATGATGTTGATTTATGCAAGAAGAAGATTAGCTGTAGCGATTATCTTTCAATCAGAAGACATTTTGAATATAAGATAGAATTTTATACAAAGAAACTTTTTGTAAAAGGTGTGCGATAATGAAGTACGATGAGTTTATTAAGAAGGAGAGCCAGAAGAAGGGCAGAAACAAACCACGGCATATAGAATCACAGATTCAGATTCAGATGGTGAAGTGGTTTCGCTTGCAATATCCTCGCTACATCATTGCCGCCATCCCTAACGGAGGACAACGAAGTGCGCTTGAAGCGAAGATTATGAAAGGTGAGGGCGTTTTGGCTGGCTTCTCCGACCTTATCATTATAGCAAAGGAAAATGTCCTATTTATTGAAGTTAAAACTAAGGACGGATATCAATCTGATTTGCAAACCAAATTTCAGTCTGACGTTGAGCGATTAGGCTTTCAGTACAGCATTTGCCGCTCCTTGGATGAGTTTATCTTAACCATCGAAAAATGGTTAAAAGATAAGTTTTCTGTGTAAAAATATCGGATTTCTTTGGCTTTGTATTAATTTCTATTAAAATATTAATAAAATACTGCGGAAAATTTGGTAGTTCCAAAAGAAATTATTAATTTTGCGGTGTAAATAATTAATAAATGGTTTAACAATTAAAAGATACGACAATGGGAACAAAGACTATTACAATGAAGGAGGTCGCAAAAAGTCTTGCACTTTATAAGCTTAATAGCGCAGAAGCGTTTTATGAAGCAAATTTGCATTTTGCAAGAGGACTTTTCATTAATGACCTCTCAGAGTTTGATAAGGTATTGAAAGCAGAGTTTGAATCTTTTGGAATTAAATAAGGAGATACAATTATGGCAGTAGTAGTTAGTACAAAAGGTATTGAGAACCTTGTAAAGCAGATTAATAATGTGTATGGTAAGCATATTGTCACAGCCGAATTACATTCAGATGGGTGGTTTATTCTCGTTGGTGAGAATCCTATTAAAAATATAGGAAATGCTAGCGAGGCAGTTCGTTACCTTGAAGGTGTGAAGCACGGCATTGAATTAATGAAAGAAGGACTTTAGTTATTAATCGGGCAGCGTAACGGCTGCCCATAAAAATAGGAGATACAATTATGGAAATCAAGGTAGATATACCACAAAACGATTATGTTCAACCAACCGAAGTTAGAGAGAATGTCGTACAGGCAATCTGTAATGCTTTCTTATCTAATAGTTGTTGGGATATTTTTCATCCTTTCTCAGGTTCAAATAATGGTAGCCGTCCTGCTACAAGACGTATTAGTTTGAGCAATCCACGCTTTAGTGGTCATGCCAACGATAAAGATATGGTTAGAATACATGGATGTGAAATGAAAGCTGCCTTTAAGGTGTTGATGAAGGCTGGTTATCACATGTATAAAGTGTATGACTATGGCTCTTGGATGGGTTACGCTTGCGATAAGAAACCTTTCCGTGAGGGTGCATCTGAGGTTCTTACGTTTAACGACTTTATTGATTAAGCTTATGTTTATAGAATTTAAGGATTTAATAAACGTAGTATCTAGGAAAAAGTTTCCTTTGGCTATCGTGTATCTTGATAAGTATGATAGTGAACAATTCTTGAAGGCGCAAGGAATGGCAAAATCTGGCTCATATTGCAATTTTAGCCCACTTATTGCTATCGTTGATTTTGTTCCGCAGAAAATCGGGTGCGAGATAATTTTTACTAATTATCGCATTCTTAATAAAAAGGAAGAGGAAGATGCTTTAGCTATCTTTAAAAGAAGCAATCTTACTATCAATGATAAAGGGTTTGTTTCCTTCCTTGATTATAAGCAGATTTGCTTTGAGGTAGATGGGAATATTCTTCCTTATGATGATTTCTGTAAGTATCAGCTACCTAAGAATAAGGTATTCAAAATAGTCTTTGATAATGGCTTCTCCTATCATGGCTCAGAACCTTTTAAGGGTGATGCAAAGAAGTATGCTGATACCGCAATAAGGATTGCTGAGAAGATTGGTTATCTTTGGTTTAGTTGGAGAATGGGTTTCACACTTAACAATCTTCTCAACGTAAGAGTTGTTTACGGCAAAAATGAAAGTTATTCAGAAATATCTAATACATAATGATTATGGAAGAGATTAAAGAAAAGAAGTTTACTATAGAAGCAAAGGGTGAAGTGCCCTTTGCTCAACGCACGGGTGATGGCTATGAGTTATTCAATAACGAACGAACAATGAAGTTCTGTGCAAGAAGACAACAGATATGGAATAATGAAACGGGCGAACAGAAATCTTGTTTTGCCGTTTTCTGCTTCGTTAAAGAGGATGATGGATGGGTACAAGGTGATAACTATCATCAGACGGAAACCATCACCTCTTTTGTTAAGGATTTGAGTATCTCTCCTTATTTTACCAATGCGGTAAAAGAATATCGTGAGCAGATGGGGATTACAGAAGAATGGAAAATCAAAAAATGGGAAAAGGAGTAGTTCTAATCATTATCGGCGCAATCGTTGTCGCATTCAGCAGCGTTACCGCTGTTGGGGCGATAAGCGGAAAGATAGAAGGTGTTATCACTCTTGGTGAAAAATTAGGCATTACGGCATTCTTGATGATTCTATTCGTTATGGGATGTGTATTGCTTGATAATGGAATATTAATAATTAATCTGTAATAATATGACAAAGAGATTAAGTTTAGAAGATAAAGCTAAAATAGCTAACGGCAATGAACGTCATTGTAGGCAATGCAATCATCGTGTTTGCCCAGATGGTTTACTTGAAGTATGTTCGGAGGCTTTTATTCGAGGGTACAAGAAAGGCTATAAACAAAATCAAAAAGAACAGAAAGAACGTATTGATAAGATACTCCACCCTGTTACTGAGCCTTGTGGTAGTAATGCTATCTTTGTCTTTTTCAGAGACGTAAGAAGTGGTGAGTTACAACCTTATATTGAGGATATGAGAATGCCTGATGCAAAACGTTACCAAGATATAGGTTCAATAAGGTTTTCGCCAGAAAAAGACGAGCCACAGAAACTACAGATTGCATGGTGTTATCCGAAGGATTTGGTTGAGCTTCTTGGATATGACAAGAAGTATGCCGATTTTGAGCGTATAGCTCTTTCTGAAGGCGCATTCTCTTATCCTCGTGAGGAATATGAGGAAAATCTTCAGAAGTACTCTTCCGTGCGCTATGAACACAAAAAATATTATCATTATCGGAAATTTAAAAAATAGCTTTGCTATGGATAAAAAAGATATTAGTCTAACAGTTATACTTGAAATCGGTGGCAACCTTTGTGGTATGACCATAAAGGATAAGGATGATAAAGTTGTGCTATTCGAGCATTTGTCATTTAGTGAGCGAATTAAGATTCTCAATAGCCTTAGTCAGAATTATAACTGCCTTGTGCGGTTCTTAAAGGGAAAGGAGAAGTAGAGTATGGAAGCATCTATTTTATTAGGCAATCATAATGATTGTAAGATTGATACGGGAAGATATGTAGAAACGGACGTTATGGGTTGGAAAGCCACTATCTATGTACCGAGTGGCATTGATAATGAGCAGATACAGAAAGCCCTTGATTACGCTTATTCTACTCTCTGTCAGAGTTGCTACATGGAGTTTATCTTGGCAGACAACTTCCTTCTTATTTCTAAGGAGGTCTTTGATAAGAAGAAGGTATTTAAGTTTAATCTTAAAAAGCACTTTACTGAATGCCAAACATCTATTCGTGATACGATGAAGTTGTATGAGCGAAATATGGATGAAGACTACTATAATGAGTATTCTACTTATCTTTGGGATTTGATTAAGGATAAGGTTGAGAAGTTGCGTAAGATGATTGAAAATAAGCTCCGCAATCTTAAATGCAAATACAACCCTTATCTTTGTTCTTATGCTATTACCATTCAGAATCTCGTACAGCAGATTAACGATACTCATAAACACGTTATGGAGATTACGGAAAGGGAGTATGGGGTTGATATTGCTCCAAGCTACGAGAATCATCGGGCTAAGATGGCTTTCACGCAAGTGGATAACTGCTTATACGACATCATGCACAATGAAGCCAAAAAGTTCCGTGATAATATTGTTAAAGATAAGAAAATTATCGCCGTATGGTCTGACATAATAAGGACTATCTATAATCCAATTAACGCAAAGAAGGCTCGTATTTCGGCTTTTTATAGTATGCCTAAAGAAACGCAAGCTCTTTATAATTTGCGAGAGGAGGATGGCTTCTGAGAGCCTAAAGACGGTACTCAGAAATTCAAGAAAGGAGCGTAGGGTATGGAGTTAGATAATATTTACTTCGGAGATTGCATTAACCTTATGCGCGATATTCCTGATAAAAGCATAGATTTATGTGTTACTGACGCACCATATCTCCATAATAAATCGCCACTTAGTCCTACGTATGATGGGAGTGAATGGAATCAGAAAAGTTCCTTTGGAAAATCGGAGCTTTATAAATATGGTGGTGATATGATGGGAGGGATGAGTTGTTTCGGCGAAGAAGAAATAGATAAGTTCCTTGATGCATTAAAGCCGAAAATGAAGATAATGAATGCTTATATGTTCTGTTCGGAAGAACAGGTACCGTATTATTGTAACTGGGCAAATAAGAATAGCCTGATGTTTACAATACTCGTCTGGGAGAAGCCGTTATCTATCATTAACAAAAATCGTTTTTCGCAGAACCTGGAGTACATAGTAAGAGTGTATGATTACGGTACTGCTCTTAATCGGTTAAATAATAACTTGTATTATAATCGGGTAAAGAAAGAAAAACCGATTAACGGGAAAAGTAAGAATCATCCAACAGAAAAACCTGTCTCAATTATGCAAGAGTTCATTGAACTGAGCAGTAATGAGGGTGATGTGGTCTTGGATGCGTTCTGTGGCTCTGGTACGCTTGCGATAGCGTGCATTAATACCAACAGACATTTCATTTGCTTTGAGAAGAATAAAAAATTCTTTGATATTGCTAAGAAACGGGTTAAAGAACGGAAGCAACAACAAACAATTTGGTAATTAATTATGGATAGAGAAGATATGCGTAATCTGATTTGGTATGGAAATGCTTGCTCTAAGTACACAAAGAAGAAGCTATCTGAGATACCTGTTGAAGAATGCCTTAATTTTATGGAATTTGAAATATGGAATCGTAGAATATATGCTCTACCAGTACTTGATTGTAATCGATTTCTCATTTTACCAAAGTAATATATAGTTGTATCTCTTGGGGGCGGCGGTCTCGGCTGCTGCTCCCTTCTAAAAGTTTATACAGCATATATTGGTTCTATTGTAAGTAATAGGAGAATTGATTATCTTTGCACAAAATAACAATTTAAAATTCAAAGAATATGAGTAAGTCAAGCGTTTTATTCTTGCTCTCTATAACAACGACTTTAATGTGAAAGATGCTATCGCTGAAATCAACGGCGAGAAGAGAGCTGCGCTTGAATCTAAAAACAATCAGTCTAACTTTTAATTGAATAGGAGAAACCAAAAATGGATAATCAGAATATGATGATAGAAGTAACAGTTGATAATGATACCACTCGGCGGTGTATCAGTCTGCTCAAAGAACTTATGGCGGTACAGGAAAAGGCTATGAAGTTCTTGGTGTCTGAGGGTATTGATGATAGCAATGAGGGTATGATGATTGCCGAAGGTATCGGTAACGCTGTGAAAGCCTTTGATGGCGTACTGCCAGAGGGTATCTATAATAATGTAGTCGGTATTGAGGTTTGATGTTATGCGTGAATAGGAGATACAGCTACTATAAGAAAGGCAGGGCACTATTTGCGCTCTGCCTTTTCTTTTTCTCTTTGCTTTCGTTCAGCCCTTGCGAGCCGAATCTCTTCATTAATCTCGTCCATCGTCATATTGACGTTATTCTTCCTTGCATCTTCCATAAGAGCATTGAAGGTCTCTAAAGCCTTCTTTTTTTCTTCTTCTGTCATTATGATTTCTTTATTTTTTCAATATATGGTTTGAATATACCTTGAAGCTTATTATAAGTTTCTAATATCCAAGCGAATATAGGTTTCCATTCATCTTGCTCATATCCACCATATTCATAATTCGTAGCCATTATCACATTCGTTTTGTTATCTTCTGCCAAGTTCCATTGGAGTGCTGGCTTTCCGAATGCTTCATTGATAGCTTCTTTATCCTTTTCTATCAGCTTATAATGCTTTTTGTTTTCAGCCTTATCAGAGCTGTCAAGCAATAAGCGGACAGAAGCAGAACCTTTGCGTACAAAGAAGTCATAATGAACCTTTGATGTCCCCGTTGAGATATTCATCCAATGGTAACTCTGTGGCATCTTTTGGAAGTCAGCTCCGTTTTTACTTGCGTATTCATTGAATGCTGTCCAAAATTCCATCAGTCGCTTCTCTGTATCGGATTTCGGTGAAGCTTCGCCTTTCTCGTATGGTGGTGCGCATACAATATCAAATAGTATGCCTACCTTTGAGTTGCCGACACTTACGGCAGTTGCTTCAATCAGATAGAAGTTGCATTGAATGGTTGAATCATTCAGCATCTGAATGGCACTGATATGCTCTGCTCTTGCTTTCTCAACTATCCATACAGCATAATCAGCGTTATAGTGTGCAGCATAAGTTATTACCTTACCCAAATGGTCGGAATCGCTATCGCCAAACTGATTCTCTATGATGATGCTTTTCTCTCCATCATCGCCAGCTTTGGCTACAATATCAACTTTCATTGTCTCCAACTTGTGCTCACGCTCCGCTTCTGAGATATTGATTTCCAACTTCTCTGATAGCACACCAATATTCTTTGTAAGCCAAGGTGTAAACCCTGATGCTTCACCCTCAAAGATTTCCTTTAAAGTATGGGTGTTTATCTGCTCTATATCTTTCATCGCCTATTCAAGTATTTGCGTCCATTGCTAATGATTATATCTTTATAGCTTTTTTGTACGGTATTCCCATATAAATCATAAAACTTACCTTCTCTTCTTTTTGAGAATTGAGGATTTTTTATACCCGTAGTACCTTTGTACTCTTCAAGCTGTATTTGGTTTAATTCGCTGTTTAATGGCGTAATGAAATTCTTTACATACTCTTTTCCATCATTAGTATTTACATACTTTATTTCAATAATCCATTGGTTGGTTTTACTCTTATATATGCTTTCATTATCATTCATACATGTATAGCCAGAGACTAAATCCCATCCATATTGTAATCCGAAGGTATATTTTTCAAGATAATCAAGCTTTGTATAGTCGCTCGCTTTATATATACCGAAGGCATACATTCGTATAGGGATATTCTCTGTAATTGATATAGAGAATGCAAAAGCATCGTGATACCCACCTTCTCTATACTCTACATATCTCTCTATTTTCGCAGTTATTTTATCATTTAAGCTCTGTGCAAACAAAGACCCCATTGACATAAATAACATAAACCATAATAGTATTCCTTTCTTCATATTCTGTATCTCCTATATTAATATTTATAAATTGCACGATACCTATTTAAAATACGCTCTGCGGCGTTATCTTTTCCCTGCTTGGTATATACTAAGGCAAGGCGAAGATAACCCGTTCTGCGCAAGCAACCGATGTACATCAGCCGCTCGTAGCAATATGTGGCTCTGCTTAGTATTCCATCACGGAGGTAGCGTTGAGCCATTGCCGCCAACTCCTTTGGTGATGCGTTATAAATCTGTGTCATAACTCGTCTGATTTGGTTATGTATGCAAAGGTAGCGAAAAAATGAATACTATATATTTATATTGCATTTTTTATATTAATATAACCTTAATTTACATATCAATATATTAAAAGCTATTAAAATATTAATAAAATACTGCGGAAAATTTGGTAGTTTCAAAAGAAATTATTAATTTTGCGGTGTAAATAATTAATAAATAGGTTTAATATTTAAATTATAGGAGATATAACAATGATACCAAATATGCCAAGGGAAGAGGAAATCAATCATCTGATGGCTTTGAAGGGCTGTAAAAGAGGTGATACGTACTTCAATATGTTCTTTAGCTCAGACGATATTGAGCAGATGGTTCGAAACATCAAAGCTGATTTTCCTATCGAAAATGGTTGCTCATTTATGAAGAAGGCAGAAGAGCTTGAGAAGAAGTTGCATGAGGAACAGAAAGCTCATGACCAAGATATGCTTGACTTCGTTGCGGAATTGCTTGTAACAGGAACACAGGGTGGTAATCCGCTTAAAGTTGCGATGAAGAAAATTGGAACAGATAATACCATAAAAATTAAGCACATAAATAAGATTCCGCTCAGCAAGGAGGAGATTGATTACTTGGTTTCAAAACTTGATTAAATTATAGGAGATACAACAATGAAAGTTACAATGATTAACGGAAAGGTAGTAGAGGCTAACGTATTTGATTACGTTGCTCAGATTTACGAAGGTGGTAAATGGCAGGCAGTTGCCATTAGCTCTGATTACAATGAAGCTGAAAAGAAACGTAAAGAGTATGCCGTAAAGGGCTGCTATACAAGAACAGAACAGCTTTACTAGTTAATAAAATATAGGAGATACGACAATGAGAACTATCAATACATTTATTCCATCAGACTTAGTTGATTCTTTAAAGAAGTTTGCTGATAAGGCACAGAAGAACGTTGAAGGCTTTACCTACTCAGTAGGTAAACCTTATCAGAAGTTGTTTTATCATCCTGTAATCAATAAAGAAGGAATTGGAGGGCAGAGAATCGAGGTTTTCCATGAGGTTTGCGACCTTATTGTCAATATGCCTGATGAAAGCGATTGGAGATTGATTGCAACGTATATGGATGGTGCATTTATCCCTGCTGACCCAACCAAGGAACTTATCTTCAATAACCTTGCGCACGGAGCGGACTATGGTAAATGTGACCTTTGCGGTCATTGGTGTAAGAATACCTATGTCGTTGAAAATGTGAAGACGGGCGAGGAATTACAGGTAGGCTGCGAGTGTATTAAGAAGTTCGGTATAGAGGGATTTGGCTTCTTGTCTGATTTTACAAGAAAGCTCTACGAACTCTATGATTACAGAATGAGCTATGCTACAGATGATGAGTTTGGTGATATTGAGAAATGGGGCGGCAGAAAGGATTCAAGCTATAAGAATGCTATTCTTAAATCCGACCTTATTATGGCAGCGAAAGCTCAGTATGATATTTGTCCCGTATATAAGAAGGGAACAAAAGTTGAACACGTCCGTTATCGCTCAGCTACCTTGGATGGCATCGACACTATTTTGAATAGCAAAAAGTTCAAGGTTGATGAAGCTTACGTGAAGGCAGTTTGCGAGTTCGGTGTAAAGATTCAGCCTAAGACCGAATTTGAAGAGGATATGCTTGCGGTAGCCAAGAACTTCTACTGCTTCCAAGAGCAAGATGTATATGCTTTCTTCCTGGTAAAGGCTTATGAGGATAGCTTAAAGCCAGAGCTTTGTGTTCAGAAGGGCAATCAGGTAAAGGTATGCGGCAAAATCATTCAGAAGCGTTTCGAGGAATCCTACTACGGCGTAATGGAAATTAACACTATCCTCACCGATAAGGGTATTGAATGCGAACGATACGGCAAAGTTCCTACAATCGAGGAAAATGGTATTAAACGCACCACGTTCTATGCTCTCGTTAAGGGAGTATTCAATGGCAAGATTAGCTTGGATAGAGCAACCAAGAACCCCAAAAAAGGTATTGAAGTCGTTGAAATCTAAAGGATATGAGTAAGCAAGTGTTATAGCTGTGAAAGGTACAACACTTGCTACAACTCGAAGTTTAGCAGATTAGGCTATAATGCCTATCTGTTATATTTGAATACGAACAATTTTTAAAAGGAGATTATGTATGTATAAAGAAGGCGAAGTTTTAACATTGGAGAATGATTGGAGGGGAGAACATTGCGTCTTCATCCTACATAAAGTATATAACGAAGATTGGATAGAAGCTCACGCTAAGTATTCTTTCATATTCGAAAAATTAGGGATAGGGGCAGGCAATACCTCTACGAATGTAAAGTACTCTACAGGGTATCTAAGGGAAGCAAATGATACAGAAAGAGACTACTTGTTAGGGATAATGAAGGATAAGGGCTATTCATACGATTTTAAGAAGAATAAACTTCTACATTCATTCAATTATGAAAAAGGAAGAAATTAAGATAAATGAGCATTGTAAGCACTATTTCTTAGGCTTCTGCCACTTCTATTTAGGTGGCTGCTGCTCTGGTATTAAATGCGGATATAAATAATTTAGATTATGACAAAGTTTATTGAGGTAAAGTATAAAGGGCATTGTACCCTTGTAAATATAGATAATATCGCTTACGTTGAACCTTCACGGAATGGCGATATAGCAACATCTATAAAGCTTAATTGCAAGACAACACCAACGGGCGGTCAAGTGATTCCCTGCGAGGATGATTATCATACATTCTTGGAGAGATTGAAAAACCTTGTTATCGTTGATAAAGCTGAGTAAGATATGAGAGCATTTGACGTACTTTTAGCCTTACATCGCTTGGATATGCGACAGGGCAAGGATTATCTTGAAGCTCCTAAAAAGAATGATTTGGAGCTGAATGTAATAGAAGGTAAGCTAAAACGGAATCATTGGTATTGGTGTGATTTCCATAAGCAGCCAATGCTCGGTGAGCCTTCGGTTATCCTCACTCTTGGTGGTGGGGATATTCAATACCTTTATGAAGTAGAAAAGTAAACGAATATAGATTATGTATCAGATAAATGTTGTAACATATAGCACAAGGGTAGACGTAAAGAACGCTCGCCGCAAGGTAGCGAATCGAAAAAAGAGAATACTAGGAGGATGGTTTGAAAGCGTGAAATTAGCAAGAAAAGCCTTGAAAAAACTCTTTGAGAAGGAAGGCTATCAGATAGGTAACGAGGTCGAGGAAAAGGACAGCGAGACCTATGTTAAGACGTTATTCTTCGGTAACATTATGCTCGAAATGGAGTATAAGATAATCAAGTATAATTAATCTATGGCTCGTTTCGCTCTCAGAAATCAGGAGAAGATAAAGCAAGCATTCGGGGAAGAAAGGTTGGATGAGCTTCTGAAAGCATTGAAGCTGTATTCTGCCAAGTACCCGAAATTATCGTTGAACACAATCATCAAAGAGGGTAAGCCTTATCCTTCTTTTGTAGTTGATAAGGTTGCCGTACTATACGTAACTCGCCTGATGTATGATGTTTATCACGTTGCTTTAAAGGAGTTCTTATAAACAAAAAGCACCGCCCTCGGAGATACGAATGAGGACGATGCTAGATGTAAATAATTATTATGTTTAACGTTGTGAGTACATAGGAGATACGCACTCGATACAACAATTAATGCAAAAGTAATAAAAAATATTTGGTTATCTGAATATTTCTTCGTAAATTTGCGAATAATTAACATTAAAATAGGAGATACAGCTATGATAGGAGCAATTATAGGTGATATTGTAGGCTCTAAATATGAGTTTAATAACACATTTGATTATAACTTTAAACTATTTGACGAAGGTTGTAATTTTACAGATGATACTATCTGTACAATAGCTATTGCTGATGCAATATTACAAGCAAAAGATGGGATACCAGATGCGTCAGATTTCAGAGAATCGCTTCTTAAATGGTGTAGGCGTTATCCAAATCCGATGGGAGGATATGGCTGTGGTTTCTCTAATTGGCTTACAAGTAAGCACCCAGAGCCTTATGATAGTTTTGGAAATGGAGCAGCTATGAGAGTTAGTCCTGTGAGTTGGGCGTTCGAAAATAATGTTGATGCTGTTCGTCAGGCAATGATGAGTGCAAAGGTATCACATAGTCACGTTGAAGGAATGATAGGTGCTGCTGCGGTAGCAGATTGTATCTGTGATTTAAGAGTATTTAAAAGCAAAAGTTTTATTAAGACAGCAGCGATATTATATTATGGCTCTGATTGGGATAAGAATCTTATTCCAAGAGGAAAATGGGCAGAAACTTGCCAAGAATGCGTTCCACTCGCCTTTAAAATAGTCCTTAATAGTGATAGCTTCGAGGATGCAATCAGAAATGCTGTATCATACGGCGGTGATAGCGATACGATGGGAGCAATCGTTGGTTCAATCGCTCAGCCACTCTTCGGCATTCCACAAGAAATGAAGGAAAAAGCATTGAATTATCTCCCTTTGGATATGAAGGATGTAGTAATTAAATTTATTTATAGATATGGCGAATAAGAAAGATTTAATCAAGTTCTGCCGATACTTCAAAGGTGAAGCAGAGCCATCAAAAGAAACAAATGTATTGTTCTGGGAGTATGAAAAGGTTTGGGTAGAGCTATCAGAAAATCCAAAGGAAGATAGTGAAAACTTTAAAATGGTTAGTAATTGGCTTGATGATTATTTGCGTGCTGGTCTTAGTTTATTTAAGAACGATGATGGCGTTCCTATTACCTTAAAAGCTCTTTTATTCAATCGTTATACACACTGGATGCAAACAAACGATGGCTTTAAAGAGTGGTACATAAATCAATACAAACAAGAAAAGGAGTGAGAAATCACCCCTTTTTTTTATAATAATGGATGTTTATCATATCCGATAACCTCCATATCCACATAAACATTACCGTATGGCGTAACCTCAACCTTTGTTATTCTAAATCTCGTTCCAAGCTGTAAGATAGTCTCGTTCTCGTAACCAAACTGCGAATGAGGTGAAGCGTAGAATGCCTTTGTTCCTTTAGGACAATATATATTAAAGATAGTTCCACTAAATCCTGTGCCTTTTGCTGTTCCACAAGAGCAGAAACTCCAGTCGGTAACCTCTTTTCCAACAAACTTTTGTAAGTCTGCTTTTGATAGATTTTTTACACCAAAGAAGCCTTCAACTCCTTCCCAATTTTCATTACCTCGCTGTAGCCACATATCTTTCTTAGTTACGCTCTTTTCAAGTGCAGAATAAAGAGATTTTATATGGTCTTCACCATATTCTCTATCCAAAGGTACGTTTCCAACTCCTTTATAATGAGACCATCCCCAACTGCCATCATATCCTCGCAAAGGTCTATTCATGTGTCCGCTACCTCCCGTGTATGCCCTACAACCAACGTGCTCTTCTTTAGTCATAACATTATTCCAAAAAGCATTACTCTCGGCATCAAATAACTTATGACTCTCGGTTGAGGATTTACACCAAATAGCAGCATTCTTTCTTGTTTGCGAGTAAGCATCTGTATCAAACGGAATAGAGCCATTGCTTTTGATACCTCTTTTTGCTTTGAGGTTCATTAGTTGTTGTCTCTTGGCTTCGGTGTCTGATAGAAGTTGTTGTGCGAGTGCCATATCTTTTGCATTGATAGCGTTTTCAAGGTCGTATAGCATTTTATGGTAAACCTTGCTTTGCGTATTGTAGGTTTTAACATCAGCAAGTTTAGTACTGATATTTGCCCAATCAATAGCATCTTTAACCTCGCCAAGTTTCTTTATATATGCCGCTTGCGATACCTTCCATGTAGCATACTTTTGTTGAACCCCGTGCATATTTCCACCAAGGAAATCAACTGCCTCAAATTGCAATTTGCTAACTTGCTTTTCAAGCGTCAAGCTTTGCCATTGAGCCAACTTCGCTTCTACGGCATCATATACTCCGTGCAATTCCTGTGACGTGAACTGCTTATGCCACTTATTGACATCAGGGATGAGAGCGGAAAGTGATAGTTCATCTTTTTTGATAGCAGAAATGGCGTTTGCGAGCGTTTTCGCTTCTTTCCTTGCTAATGTATAGTTAGCAGACTTTAATGCGCTTAGAACGGAAGAAACATCGGTTTCTCCGTAATTAGCAGCTACCTTCATAACATTCATCGCAACCTTGCGGTCAGTCCATGCAAGTTTAGTCTGATAACCTCGCTTGAATCTATCAAACAAAGAAGCTATCTCAGAAGCACTCTTTTTGTCCTTGATTGCGTAGCGGATAGCATAGTAACGTTCAAAGAGGTCTTGGCTCTTTATATCCGTAACAGATTTGCTTCCGAGCAGATTATGAACCAAGCCATTGTAATAGTCACGTCTATGCTTATCCCATCGGCTCTGTATTTTATCTATCTGTTCCTTAGTTCTAAGGGCGTGGCGTTCCTTTGCCTTCCCAAGTATAAGCTCCCTAGAAGAAACCGCCTTTAACCCCAATTTCTTGCGGTCTGACGGGCTTAAAAGATGCGCCCAATACTTTGTGTTATCTTGTAAGTGCCAAGCCAATTTGCCCCTCATTCCTGCCTTCACGATAGCTTCGGAGTTATCCTTGATGTATTGATTGTACTTTTCGGGCATGGTGAGCACGGCAAAAGGGGATACGTAGTTGCTCATATCCTCGCCAGCCATCAAGCGTTTATAAAACTCCTTCTTCTCCTCGCCTTGTATGGTGATAGGGTCTGAGGTGCAGATACATTGAGGATGCCAAGAAATCCATACGTAATCTTTTGGGTAGCGACCTTCAAGGTCGTTGCATATATCATCAATATTATGCTGTGGTGATACGTGAATATACTGACCGATAACGAATGGTTCATTCTGCCATCGCTCATTTCTTGCCTTATGATATGCGGAATTTATCTCAGTTCTTGCTACTCTGAGAGCGTTCTTTCTCGCCGAGCGGTAAACACCCATACCTACCTTCTCCAATGGCTCTTCAATGAAGCGCACCTTGCCGTCAATGATTCTACGTCTGCGCCAAGTCACCACATCTTTCTTCTTTCCGTTCTTCTGAACCTTGATGGTATGATAACGGCGATACATCATATCTGGGTCGTTAAGGTATCTGCGAATACTCTTGCCTATTTCCTCTGCTGATGAGCCTTTTTTGATTCCGTCCGCAATGGTATTGCTCATAGCCATTTCGAACTCACTCTTCGTCTGTTGGCAGTAGTTCCAAACAGTCTGAGCGAGATTCAATCCGTTCTTTGTTTTTAAACGATTTGCAATAAACGTGGCTGCTGCGGTATCTCGTGCGACCCTTATAGCTTTATCAGTAAGCACGGAATAACCGCCTATAACCATTTCATCGTGGTTATACGCCAACGCAACGCCATCGGTGATGCCGCTCTTATAACAAAGAAGGCTATTCTGATAGTAATCATTAAAGATGTCGTTCAAACGAGCCTTTAACTGCGGAAAGTTATCAAAGTTAAAAAGCGCATCATCTTCGAGCACATCTTCTCCATAGCCAAGAGAGGTGAGCTTCTTGACATAATCGCTGTATAATCTGCCCAACCGCTTATTATAAACGGCGAACAGATTATTCAGTTGTTCTTTCTGCTGTTTTGATGTGAGCTTCTTTGGCATAGTTTATATTGTTATAACTCTCATTTTTACTTTCTTTACACCATTAAGCTTAGCAGCAACAAAACGATGATTACCATCTATAATCATTAATTTATTTTTTCCATTTATATTATAGCTAACCGCCTTTATTCCATTATATTTTTGAGTATTCATATACTTCGCAGTATCTGATATATTGAGAAATTCTTGCGGTGTACTAATATCAATTTTTGTCATATCTATTTCTTTATCCTCCCCAAGGTCTTTAAACGTTTTATCAACATCATCCATTTCTTGTGAGAGACCATAGGCAGGATTTTGTTGTGCATATTTTTCTTTAAAATTTTCATACACTGTTTCATCATCAAAATACGGAGAAGCTTTTATGAAATTATTAATATTCCAAGAATCACCGTAAGTTGCTCTTAAATTTGACGAAATCTGAGCTTCTTTTATATTCTCAGAGTTCTTCTTTCTCGTATTTCCACTATTCTTTGCCATATTTATTCCTCCTCTTCTTCATTTGAAACTGACTGACTTCCACTTGCGGCACTACCAAGCCCCGAAAGGGCTGATTGCTGCGCCAACGCTTCTTCCTGTTCACTCTTCATTTCTTCCTCAACCTTATCAGGGTCATCATTGAGAGGGTTAAGCTCGATAGCACGGCGATTAGAGGTAGATTTCGCACCACCATTGGATGAAGTGATAAGTTGCAACATTTCAACATCATTCTTTGGCAGATATGGCTTAAAGACTGGCTCAAAGTCAATCTGTTCAGCAACACTCTGGTCGATACCCTTTACGTAAACTCCCGTATTACAGATGCCGTTAGCTACGATATTCGAGCGGCGAGTGAACATTTCACCGAACATTTCTGTCTTCAAATCCGCTTTCATATAAGGAGCGGTGAACATCAAACGGATAGCCGCACCCGAGGTGTTGCTGCCCAAGGTCTTCATATTCTCAAAGCTGATGTCGGCAGTTGAGGTAAATGAGTAGATGATATTGAAGAGATAAGCAATTTCTCCCTTTACACTCTCAGGTGACTTATCCCAAGAAAGAACGTTCATACTTGAATCGTTACCACCTACGAATACAGCACCTTGCTCGCCCTTCTCAGCGAAGCCTTCCAAACGACCCTTGATAAAGTATTTAGGCGTGCCGAAATAGTCATTTGTATCACCCCAATTAGAGATACAAGTCTCCACTCTATCAATAGCCCATTGAACATCTTCCCACTCTGCTTGGTCTTGTCTATAGTAAACGACAGGAACTTTCGTGAAGCCATGAGGTAGGGCAGAGATAAGCTTCCATCCTGCGCCATCAATATTAGTGTACTGATAGCACAATCTATCTGTATATACATCAAAATGTAGCTCAGATTTTCCAAGCTCATCATATACATAGTACTCACGGGCGAAGCCATCCATGATATGGAAATCGTTGAAATGAGGGTAGAGCTTATCGCCGTTTGAAGGAGAAAGCAACTGAACTCTGATTTTGCCTCGAAGCTTTCCCTCTGCGTCTGTTGGCATATACCATAACTCGGCGCACTCACATTCCTTGAAGAGGGTACGGGCAAGTCGCTTATCGAAGTACTTCATCTTGTTGTCGTGATAGCAATGCATGATGCCGTCATATAGCTTCTGCTGCTTATCATTCATCTTCTTTATATCAACACCATGTGCCGTAGCTTTATAGGTAACGGCATTCATAAGCAAGAAACCCACGGTAAGATTTACGATTGACTTCTGAGCTGGGATAGCGATTCTTACTGGCTCAACTTTCTTATCCTTATAAATCGGTTTCTGTGTGATAGGGTCATACTGACCCGTAGGTACTTTAATTCGCTTCTTAGGACGGAAATCCTCATCAAAGATTTTATGCTTTGATGGATTCCATTGGTCTTCAAGCACACTCAGTGGTGTCTTAAAGCCTTTCTTTCTTGCTGTCAATACCGAGCGGACTGTGCTCGCATCTTGTGCTACTATCTGTTCTATTGCTCTCATATATGAATATTTTTTGTTATAACAAGGGCAAAGTTAGTAATAATATAACTTATATAGGCATGAAGAAGAAACCCTGTGTAAACAAAAGAAAAACGTCTATTTCGGCAGTCTTCCAATGTACCAATGATTGCACTCACTACAAAGATATGCGGAGTAACCGAGTAGCCGCTTTTTCTTTATGTATCTTGCGGCTACCTTCTCATTATCAAAGGATAATTTGGCTACTCCTCTGCTATTATAGTGGGAGCGTTTACGATGATGCTCCCTTGGTTGTTTATCATATATTCGTTTCATAAGCATTTCGATTTTAACCCATCAGACCGAGAATGTCGGCGGCTTGCATTCCGCTACCATAATCACCCAATAACTTCTCCATGACAACATATCGGCATGCATCGATGGCGTGATTATACATATCTATAGGCTCATTAAGCCACTTTCCTTCCTTGTCTTGGCGGTAGGTATAATTGTTAAATTCCCTTCTTACATTTGTAGAGCGTTTTGTTATATGAATTGTGTATTCTTGCATCTTCATAATACTAGCTTGAATAGAACCTGCGAACTTCTTTACAGGTTTTATATCAATACCAGCATTATAGATTTCATCAATCAGACGAGGGTCGGCACTCTCAGATATTACCTCAATATTTTTTTTATCCTCTTTCAATACCCTGATAATATCAGAAGCAAGCATTTCTGTCTGATAGCATATTTCATCTATATAGATAATCTTTCCGTAGATATATACATCAACAATCGCCGTAGGGTCATTGGAGTAACCGAAATCAATACCTCTGTATCGGTGTCTGTGCGCTTGTATAGGAATATAATCATCAACAACTATATTCTTAAAAATCAAGCCCTCAACCATAGAGCGCAATCCCAAACCATAAATACGCCAAAGGCTCGGATTCTTCCATTTAAGGCTCTCAATCTCAGCGATAACCTTTGGTTCAAGAAAAGGGTTATCTTTGTATGTGGATATAAACCAATAAGTGCTTTTCTCCTCATTTACCTGATTTATCCAATGGTCTTCTGAGAAGGAAGGGTTATAATCAAGGATAGAGAACTCCGTGGTACGCATCTGTAGCTGCTGCCATTCGATAAAAGAAAGCTCATTCGCCTCATTTACGAAAAGTATCTTACGCTTAGAACCACGCACTTTCTGCTCGTTATCGGTGGAGAAGAACTCAATCCAAGAGCCGTTAGGAAAAGTATAGACGAACTCCGATTTATTCATGCATTTATCATCCCACCAACCAAAGTTGAGCATTATATCCTTGAAATCACGATAGACAGTTCGTTTAATGGAAGGCATACCAGCACGAATGATGGAAACGGTCGTTCCAGCATAGTTGAAGCAAAACATACAAAGGAACTGCACAACGCTATACGTCTTGGCACTACGACTTGAGCCTTGAAGAGAGCAAGTTGTGAACCCTGCTTCTTTCGCAGCTTTCACCCTCATGTAGTTCTTTGCTAAATATACGTGTGGCATATCTCTATTATCCTTTATTTGCTTCTTTTATTATTCTGCTGTCCTGTCTGGCTCAGCATTCTTCTTTTCTTTCTCTTTCTGAATCTCAGCGAGAATCTTCTGATACTCTTCATTATTGGTAACAAAGTGTACTTGCAATGGGTCTTGCTTAATCTGCTCGCCCTTGCTTGTAAGGTCAATTCGCTGAATCTTTCCGTAGGCTCTATCAATAACTCTTTCGAGTACATCAAGTCCTTTCTTATCAAGTATTCCCTTGGCAATAATGCGTTGCATCATCGGGCGTGACTTATCAGCCAACACCGCCTTTAATTCATCTTCGGGCAGCGTAGCGATATACAGAAAAGACTCCGCGATAATCTGAGAGGAAGGCACTTCGTAACCCTTCTCCTTCATTTCTTCGATGAACAATGACATCGTCTTAGGCTTTGGCGGTCTGCCCTTCGGGTTGCCAACTCCACCTTTCTTAAACTTACCTTTTTCAAGGTTTGCAAGCTGTTTCTTTCGCTTGCTTTCATCTCTTGATAATGGCATATTAATAACTTTTATTCCTAATTTATTCCCAACAATAGCTTTTATTTAAGAAAAGCACCTTTATTTTCTTCTTCCTTTGCTGCCATATCTCGGCACATTTTCAGTACGTTGAAATACTCTTCGAGGTTATTGTTATAGAGCAGCTTTGCTATCTGCTGTACAAAAGATGGCTTACGTCCATCTTGTTGCAAGGTCACTATCTGATACGCTGGCATCATTAAGAACTGCTCCATGATTTCAACTTTTTCCTTAGAAGAAAGAAGTTTCTTGGTAGGAAGCAGAAAACCTACTTCCTCCAAGATTTTTGTTTTGACTGATTTAACCTTCATACTTATCACCATTTACGAGGTTCATAAACTCTGCCCTCACTTGTGGGTCGTCCTTGAAAGCACCTTCAAGGTAAGAAGATGTCATAATGCCCTTCTTCTTTGCGCCTCTGAACTCTTTGCAAGAATGATGCCCCTTCATAACGAGAGCAATACCAAGTGGTGGATAATCGCTACCGAGAGCCTCTTTCAGCATATCTACGATGTCGTGTACCAATCGCTCCTGTATCTGTAAGCGAGCGGAGCAGTAATCAACTACACGACCAATCTTAGAGATACCGAGAATCTTGCCCTTTGGGTTTGGAATATAGGCGAACCAATACTTGCCCCAAAACCAAACACAATGATGCTCGCAGTTTGAATGGAAATCGCCTTGGTCGATAACCATGTTATCATAGACGATACCGTCATCATTGTTATCAAAGGTGGTAATCTTCGGCTTCTGTGAAGGGTCATAACCTCTGAATATTTCTTTCCACATTCTGATAATGCGGTCAGGTGTGCCCTCTAAGCCCTTGCGGTTAGGGTCTTCACCGATATACTCCAAGAGTTCTTTGATATGCTTTTCTGCTGTTTCTTTTGTAATCTTAGCCATATTATTAACCTTTCCAAAATTCTTTATAATCTTGTTTCTCCTCCTCATTTGGCTGACATGCCTCATAAGAAGTACCGCATCGCATACTATGATAGTAATCCACTATGGAATCATCATCCTCGCTGCGGTCACCCGATGAATCCCAACAAAGTTTCCCACCGCAATAAAAGCAGATAGGGCGACACTTTGTCGGGGTTTTCTTTTTATTCTTGCTCATAGGCGAAATGATTTATTTCACGTTGAGAATCTTCTGCTGCTGTAAGGAAAGTCGCCACTTAGGGTTAGCCTCTACGAAAGCAACTGTCTGTTTCAGAATCTCAGCATTCTTCTTCGCATCGCCCGTATCACAAGGCTGAACGTAGTAATAATCTGCATCAATACCACAATCGGTAATCTCGTGCTCACCATCATAGACAACCTTCACCTCGGTAGCAACCTTAATGATAGGTTCTGCGCCCTTAACGAATAAGCATTTAGGAGAGCAAGTAACCCAGTTGATACCACCTGGAATCTTGTGCGTTCCGTTGGTCTCCACAGCAATATAGTAGCCCCAATTTTGGAGAAGGGTAGTAAGCTCCTCATCCACTTGCAATGTAGGCTCACCGCCCGTAAAGACAACGAACTTGCAATCAGGTGAGAGCAACTGAATCTTATTCAGAATATCAATAGCCCCCATTTCCTCATACTTCTTAAAATCAGTATCACAGAAAGGACACTTCAAGTTACAACCCGAGAAGCGGACGAAGATAGCCGCTCTACCTGCATGTCTTCCCTCACCTTGGATAGAGTAGAAGATTTCGTTTACTTTATACTTAGCCATTAGAGAGCCTCCTTTCCGTCAATCTTATCATCGTCACAATAAACGGCGATATTGCCTTCACTCTCCTGTACCTGTGCCTTGTAGCACTCTTGGAACTGAGCAACAATCCATTTGGCGATATTCTCAGCAGTAGGATTGAAAAACAAAAGCTCGTTGAGGTTACCGTGGTCGAGGTAGCCGTGAATCTTCTGCTTAATATGCTTGAAGTCCATCACCATACCATCCTTGTTCAGCTTTTCAGCCTTGCAGTAGACAGTAATAATCCAATTATGCCCATGAAGGTTGGCGCACTTGCTTTCATAAGAGAGATTCAGCTTATGACAAGCGGCAATCTCCATTCTTTTTGAAACGTAATACATAATTTTTCTTCCTTTTATTTTGTTATTTCAATTTTTATTCTTAATTTTGCGACCTAATAAAGGGTAGTCGGTAGCGAAGATGTCAGCAGCCCGACTTTTGTCTTAGGAGCACAGTATGGTGGCATCGCCTTATGCTCCTTGCTTTTTACTCATCGAAATGATGTTCGTATAGTATCTTTTTACTGCTAATTACTACAACAGCTTTTACACCTTTGGTCTTCCATGCTTTATGCCTTGATTGATAAAGTTTCATTCCGTTCTCAATATCTTTGGTATGAAAGAGTGAATGCTTATCATATATCAATGCTATCTGTGCGTGCTTATCATTTGCATGATTAATAGCAAGACGAACCGAACTTTCAGCAGAAGAATTAATCTCAGTAGGCGTTTTCTGCTCGTAGGTATATGTCGCCATTAAACCTTCTGCGAATTTATACTTTTTAGAACCATCCTTGTTTATCTTTACATTGGTTGCATACATCGTATATTTATCGCCTTCAGGAGTAAGTGTAACATTTATACCATTATCTGCGATAGCTCTCGCCACTTCCAATTCTGCTTCGGCATCAGCGATTTTATCAGTATGATTATGTCATTTCATAAAGATAGCGTGAGCACCCGTCTGTTCTGAGAAATATGATAAAGAAGCATCAACCAAGGAACTCGAAACGATTTGATTATATTCGTTCCGAGCCTTATCTATCTGTCTTTGCTTTGGTGTAAGTAACCTTGTATTACCGCTTGCCTTACTCATCCTCGTATTCAGTTGGGTCAGAGATACCAGCATCACGGAGAGCTTCCTTGCGTTCCATACAAGTTCCACACTTACCACAATGCTTCTCACCGCCTTTATAGCAGCTCCAAGTTTCTGCGTAGTTGATGCCAAGCTTCTTGCCGTGGCGAGCAACATCTGTCTTCGTAATGTTGGTGTAAGGAGCATCAATGCTGATACCCTCGTAAGTACCATTCTTCATTGCCTCTGACATGGCATCAATAAAGCCCTTGCGGCAGTCTGGATAGATAGCGTGGTCGCCGAAATGGTTAGCAATAAGCACCTTCTTCAATCCGTTACTCTCTGCGATACCGCAAGCGATAGAAAGCATGATGCCGTTACGGAAAGGAACTACGGTTGATTTCATGTTCTCATCATCGTAGTTACCTTCGGGGATAGCTTCTGCACCTTCGAGGAGAGAGGATTTGAAATAATCGTGAATAAAGTTGAGTGGAATAACAATATGCTTGATACCAAGTCGCTCACAATGCAACTTAGCAAAAGGAATCTCCTTCTGATTGTGGTTAGAGCCATAATCAAAAGAAATAGCGAGAGCAATGTTTTCTTTCTTCTCATGCAGGAGAGTTACCGAGTCCATACCTCCTGATACAATAATCAATGAATCTTTCATAATCTATAAATTTTTATCAGCGTAATGCTGGAATTTTAACCATTCTTTAAAGTTATATAAAGTAAGAGCTTCTTTATCTCTCACCATCTTGTATTTAACTCCCTTATCTCTAAATGATAAACGTTTTATGCTACCATTTTCAAATTTAGAAGCTTCTCCAAATCGCCCCCCC